TAAACGCATTGCGGCGGAAATTCGATCGCTATTGAAACTACATGCTGGATATGAACAGTTGTCTTCTGAATATGAAACAACGAGTGAACCGGACTCTGAATATCTGGACGACCTCCGGGAAGCTGATACTTTGGCCACTTTGGATTGGACATTGCACACACCGAGGAGTCATCCGAGTGTTGAATTGGAGCAATCTGAGGATGAATCGGAACATCAGCATCAAGAGACGTTGGTTAACCAAGTGCTCTCTTATTGGCGGGAAGAACGACTGGTTCCAGAAATGGAACATGTTGATGTTACCATGTTCGATAAGATATGTAATGGTATTCTCGAATGGTGGGACAAAGACGGATGCATTCAAAAAGCTTTGAAATTCTTGGCTTATTGGACCCCAGTTGCTGCTTTAGTGGCTGGAATAAATGCCCTATGGAGTGGACATGATTCTGGACACAAAACCGAGTGCTGTCACAAGGGAAATTTTGAGGAGAATTCTTCAAGAGCCTCAAAATCATCAGCTTCATCCAATTATCGTGATTATATGAGGAAAGGTGGAAGGCGAGGAGTACCTCGTTCCAACACTTCGTCCTCGACATATGAAAAAGGGCCTGGACAACAACGAGTTTGGATATCACTGTCACCTGATCCACAAATGCAGAATGGAGCGATAGGCCTTCAAGGCCGAAAAGTGTTGACATTCTTGCATTCGTTTGCCCGAAATGGTGTCTATATCAAGGAGGGTGAGCCCCTCTATTTGACGACCAAAAATTATGGAGGACAACCATTGCAAGAGACTGGGTCGAAAACATTCACTGAACCGTTCGATCCGAACAACTTATTTTATGATGAAGATAACGATATGGCTGTCTACAACTTTCAAAATAGGCAAATTCCTCAGTTTAAAGATGCAACTAATAGTTTCATGTCTGAGACTGAAATTGCGACTGAAAGGAACCCATCGGTCTTAGTCAGTTTGCCTGACTTCAAAGAACTTTACGGACAAGCAATGTACTCGGAGTTCGTAGAGTACGCAAAGTCAGGATCTGATTCTAATCCATGGCGATTGCCCAGAGCGATGCGAATCCGAGCTCCAACCAACAAAGGAGATTGCGGAGGACTTGTGACGATAGCCAGTGGGCGACATACAGGAAAATTCTCCGGTATGATCGTTGCTGGAAATGATCCAATTACTTCAGCCACACCGATTTCAATTGCGAACGTTCTCTCTCGTGAGATGTTGGTTCATTGTTGTGCCGAATTGGACAAGGATCCTAAGTCATACAGCGAATTGGAAGAACATGGTCATACGCTCGAGGATATTGCAATCGATGGTGCAAATGTGGAAGATGTGCAACTTGTTCCTTTTGAGGAACGTGTTTTTGTACCACGAAAATCCAAATTGCATCCAACAATTTTTGCCCCACTGATGCCTGAATCGGAAAAACAACCATCTGTTCTGGAAAAAGATGACCCTCGTGGAGATGGAAGTGATCCTGTCATCAATGGAATCAATTCAACATTGCAAACTGTTCATACGGAAATCGATAATGATTTGTTGAATCAAGTCTATGAAACCATGTTGGGACAATATAAGCGGAATTTAAATGGAATGCTTTGAAAAGAGAATTGTCCTTTGAAGAAGCCTGTTTAGGTGTTCCTGGAATTCTCTCCTCATTGAGACTTCAAACTTCTCCAGGTTGGCCATTAATCCGATTAGCAACTCGACCAGGGAAAAGATCATTCGTGGATATATTGACCAATGGCGAACTAGTGGTCAATCCTATGTTTCGGCAGAAAGTTGATGAATTCTTGGAATTGTCAGAACTGGACGACGAAGTGATTTGGAAAGAACATCGCTTCCTGGGGTACTTGAAAGACGAGTTGGTGTCTCAAAGCAAAGTTGCCACTAACAACACACGGATCATATATGGGAATAGTATGATTGCGTGTACAGCATATCGCATGAAATTTGGTGCGATGTTAGCTGCTTTTAACAATTCCTATACAACAACCCCCTCCGCCATCGGAATAAATCAATTTTCGCATGACCTTCAGGTCATGTACAATTATTTGACTGAAGACGGATTTGACCAATTCATTGCCGGGGATTACAAAGCCTTCGATAAGCACTGTCACGTGGATTTCAGACGAAAAGCTTATGAATTATTGATGAAGATCGCTCAAAACGAGATCGGTGTATCGGAGAAGTTTTGCGATTCCTTTGTCAAGCATGAGACACAATCTCTCGCTCAGATAGATGACATCATGTTTCGGACGAAATCAAACCACATGAGTGGGTGTTTTTTTACCACGATTGTGAACAATCTCGTCAATGAAGGCTACACGCGATATTGTTTTGCACGTGAGTTTCCAACGGAAATATTCGATCAGAATGTGCGATGCAAATTTTTGGGTGATGATCATGTTTTGTCAGTGCGTCAGGGATGTGGATTCACGCCCCGAGTGTTTCAAGCAAGACTACGTGAATTAGGTCAAATTTATACATCGGATCAGAAAGATGAAGATGTGGGTGATTTTCGTCCATTTGATGAAATCACTTTCCTGGGCGCTCATCCGAAGAGAGTGGACTCACAATGGTGTGGAGCTTTGCGGAAGAAAACATTGGAGTCAATGTTGTATTGGCAGAGAAATGACGAAAGCTTTCTTGATAATGTTTTGATGTGCCAAGAGTATTCAGCCATTTGGGGTGAAGACTTTTGGAATCACATTCGAAACATAATCAAGGAAGGTTGTAAGACAGGACTGATAGAAGAGTGTCACTTCATTCATCCTTCCGGAAGACGTGAACTATGCTCAATCGTTGCACGAAGGACAGCTGCCAGTGGATATTTATTCATTCCCATGGGAATGAGGAGTGAATTTGAATGTCTGACACCAACTGACTGTGTGCCTTTTACGAAAGTCTTGCGGTTCTATGATGTGGACTCGGAAACATTGCCATCAAATGATGTACTGTACGATGGTAATGTCAATGAGAGGTTTGAAGAACATGGAAAACCAGGTTTGACGACCTTCCACAACTTGGAAGAAGAGACGATGGTGGAAGAGCCCTTCTCTAATGCGTTTAGGTCGAGGACAATCAATGCTGTGAATGCGGATTTGATGTATGGTTTGGACTCGTATGTGCGGAGAGCTACTCTTGAATGGAAAACATCTGATATTGTTGGGACTACTCTTGGCAAGTGGTCTGCGCCCTTCGACCTACTGGACCTGGGGAACACAAACACAGTTCAAAATTATACTTTTGACCATTGGTTGTATTGGTTTGGGAATCCATCAATCAGAATTCAGATCATGGGTCAAGCGTTTCAAGCGGGGATGTTGATTTTGTATTGGTATCCCCTGAGCCAAAATGGAGAATTGTTGGATATTGAGAATACAACGGCTTGTAAGCATATCTTGTTTTCGCCTGATATGCAGACGACCGGGGATATGACTGTTCAGTTCAAGTATCCCCGATCATACCTGAACACATTCGCTCGTGATTTGGGTGATACTCGCCAGTCGTTGGGTCAATTTATCCTACGAGTGTTTTCTCCCTTGGCAGTTGGATCAACTGAAGGAACTGATGTGAGGTTGACAGTCTACAGTGGTTTCAAATTTAGTGAAATTCCTCAAATTCCTAAACCAATCAATCTGCCTCCTCCTGAGGCTGCGAAATTTGAAGTTGAAACAAAGGCTTGGGAACTTTTTGATGGAAAATTTGGTGATGAAAAACTTGAAGAACACGGACAGGGTGCCTCAACGGTGACGAATAATGAATATATTAATATTAATTCTGTTGGTGGAAATATTCCAGTCCAAGCTTCTCCAAACATGACATCATCCCCAACTAATACCGTTTCCCCTCAGACACATGCCGCTGTTGGAGTTGGAGGTGGTCAAGCCTCAATGGGCGGAAAAGGACGATCCCAAGGAATTGGAGAGGCAATAGGTGGTGCCATAGGTTCAGCCATTGGAGGACGCGGTGGGCGTCCCCCATTCCGTGGGAGACAGACACCAATGGACAATCCCATTTTGGCTTCTGGGACTGTGCCAATCCATATGCAGTGGCCTACAATGAATAAAGCAGTAGGTTTGGAACCCGTGCATGCACTGGACATGTTGCCTGAAAGACAGACGAGGCTCATGTCAAATTGCCATACTGAGGATGAGTCTAGCTTTGATTATATGACTTCTCGACCATGCCTAGTTCGGAGAGCCCAGTGGAGTACTTCTCAAATGGAAGGCGACGAATTGTTCGGCTTTTCTTTGGATTCTTTCCTTGGTTTGGCTGAAGGTTGGAATACTACTTCGGATGTTGTTTGTCCTGCATTTCTGGAACCGCTGAATAACACAATGTTTTGGCGCTGTGATTTTGTCTTCGAATTGAGAGTGGTGAAGACCCGTTTCCACACTGGAAGGCTGAGAGCTGTCACGGCCTATGCGTCCCCCCAAACTGTGAGTTATTCTGACCAAGCTTATATTACATCAATTCTTGAATTTGATCAGAATAATGCCTCTCAGACGATTACAGTTCCATGGAATGAAACTTTGGCAAGCCTACGATCTTTTGAAGGACAAGGACATGACCCAGTACAAGATTACAGTTTGGGCCATTTTGCAATCAATGTTCAAACACCACTTGTGGCGGTGAGTACAGTAACGGATTCTGTTGAAGTTCTTCTTTTTGGATGGTGTGAAAATTTCCAAATGATGGGAATTCCTCGGCCATATTTCTTCACTCGAGATGAGGAGTCCGGAGTTGACGGAGCAGCATTGCAAGTGGCGATTAATGCCACATTCGAAGCTGAAAACTTGGAAGAGCACGGTGCCGATGGAGTGGTAGACCAACCAACTGCAGAGCCTGTTGATGCTCCTCTTGGAGTGGTGGAGACTGAAGTTACGGAGCGG